GCCGCCGCCCACGCCGCCGCCGACGCCGCCGCCCACGCCGCCTTTTTGTCTACTCTCAGCCCTTTCGTTAACGGTACCATTACGTCAGCACATTGCTTTACGGCGACGGCGACAAGCGGATGCTCGCGCGCGCTCAATTCTTCGGTCAACAGCCAATGCAAGAACTGCCAATGCACTCGTGACAAATTGGCCCCGGGTTTGATGGCAGACAGAAACCGGGCCGGAAATGTTTTGGCCTTGGCGTTGGGCAACCCTTCAAACAGCACGTCTTCTAATCGCGCCAACGGCAACGGAATTCCTAGTTCTATTTCGTACGCTATATGCGCGTTTGAATGTATCGTACAGCCGACAGCGCAGCCTTTGCCATTCTCCCAATAATATTTACCCTTGACAATGGCGTCAGCTTTCGCGTGAGCGCGCACTCGACGAAGATATTTAGCCTTAATTTTCGGGTCAGCATGGAACGCGAGTATGCTCATTTCAATAACTCCATTGTGATGATAAAAGCGAATCCGATGATTTCGAGCGCGAACAGACGCCCCAACATACGGCCCTGACGCTCGGCTGCCTCTTGCAACGCGCGGTTCCGCATGCGCTGCGTGTCGGTCATTTTGGGCAGAGCGCGAGCGTTCACGATACGAGCACCAATTTACGCCGGGCGGGCGTCGGCAGCGTCAGCGGGTTCGGGTACAGCGCGCGGGGCTGAGTGATACCACGAGCGGCCATCCATGCGAGCGCGGCCTTGCGCTTGCGGGTCATGTTGTACGGGTTCCGTGTTTTCATGGATGATCCTTAACCGCCCGAATGGTATTTGAAAAACCGAATTGCCGCGGCGACCAATTCAGGCGGCAACACCAAGCCGTGCGGGGCTTCGCGTAGCGCATCCCAACACTCAAGCACCGCATGGCGGCGGCGCTTGCGCGCGTCCAGGAATTCTTGGGCGGCCGCTGGCATGCTATCGCCTTGCATGACGCGCTCTAGTGCGTCGGCCAGCATTTCAACAGCTTCAATTTGATTCATCGTATTTGACCCCGAAACAATGGGCGTAGCTGTCGGCAAAGTATTTTGCCCGAAAGTCTGCCGGATACTTCCTCCATGACGCATGCATCGGGGCTGCCGGTTTCACAACAACCGATTTATACCCGTAGGCTTCAGGGTCGGCGGCAAAACTGGCCAACTCGTGGTCATCATAGCCGCACGATGCAAATGCCGTTCGACCGGTGCCGTTGTGCCTTTGGGCGTCGTGCAGGGTGTTTACTTCTCGGTAGAAAAACGAGGCCTTACGCGCAGCGGCAAGCGTGGGGTAAGGGCCGAACACTTTGTGCGTCTTGCCGTAGTTGACTTCAAAATAGTGCTTGGTGTTCATGGCGCTATTCTGACGCGTATGTCAACACGGCACTGTGAGCGGCGTCACAGAATTTACAACCATTGCATAGATGCGCGCCGACGCCCCTTGCGCTCGACGGGCGGCAAGGTAATATGGTAAGTGAGGGCGTTCAAATGATACGTTTCAAGGCACCGTTGCTGCCCGAACTCGACGCAGCCGTTGAACCCCATTCGATGCACGAGGCAACCGACACGCCCGTCAGGCACGCGCACTAGCTGAGGGTTGACGGGCCTCACTCAACTCCCTTGACGATTATCTCGGCAACGTCGGTGCGCTCGTCACGTGGGACGCTCAACACTCGGTTCGTGTTGTTGCGGACAGCGAACACCATGCGACAAGCCTTGCACGCTGCGGTCGGGCTGATTTTGCCCTGATAGTTCGGGTGTAACGGGCATTGGATAACGATAGAAAAACTCATGGTGTGGGCCCTTGTATCCAGCTACTTACGCGAGCGCGCCATGCCTCGCCGAGCATGCGTTGCGCTTGTTGGTGTTCGACGAGCTTGACGAGCGGCATGTACAACCCGAGATGGTACAGGCACGCGCAGCACGTCACGTACTCGTAGTTGCGCTCGACGAAATCAACGAGATACCGACCATTGTGCGTGAGCGTTCGCCCGCACAGTGTCTCAGGGCTTGAGGCCCCTGTGTCGAATATCTGACGCCAATGAACCTTACGGGGCCGCATGCGCAGCCGGGCAGGGAATCTCGTAAATATCAGATTGCGCGGTCGTCAGCCAATGCAGAAACGCCCTGTACTCCTCGGGTGTATCCGGGTGATGCATCGCATCTGTACGCAATACGCTTTTGTCCTGCAAGATAACCCAAATAGCGACAACCTCGCCGCACTGCATGACCCCGAACGATGCGAGCGGCGGCACACGCTGCCCGAGCGCTGCGGCGTCAGTCATGGGCGGGTGAATCTCTTTGACGACGGGGCCGGGCTCAGCGCCCCACACGCGCCCAAGGCTGAGCGCGAGACCCAACAGTGCGAGCAACAACACGATACGCAAGCCGCGCGTGTGTTCGAGTAGGTAGGAATCCAATTGATATAGCGTTTTCACGGTGAGCCTCGCATGCAGGTTAGGAATAGCCCCTCGTCAGTGTAGTACGGAAACGCGCCGGGCGGGCAGTGCCGCGCGTCAATCATAGCGCCCTGACCGTGGCTGCCGGTCGCGGGTCTGTGCGGTAGGCGTGGCGTGTCCTGAGCGTGAATGAGGGCCATTGCGAGCCCGAGCCCAGCGACGGTGCCGAACAGCACGACGCAGATGGCTATCAGCGTTTCAAATATGCGCATGAGGCGCAATATACACGCGCTGACAGACGTGTCAACTAGTAGTCGTCGCCGTCCTCGCTGCCCTCGCGCGAGCCCTCGAACCGTTCGGAATACTCGTACCAGCCGCAGTCAGACGGGCAATTGCAATAAATGTCAGGCATGGCGGCGGCCCTCGGGTTGAGGGGGCCATTATCCGTCAGACCGCACTGCGTCACATGTGCTATTTAACCTATCCGCGATTGTTGGCAAATATTCATTGAGTAACCAACGGCTTGTAGGCCGATCCGGGTAACACACTAGACAGACACTACCTTTCCTTGCTCGCAATGCAATATGTCCGTTGTGGCACGGCTCGCCCGTGAAATATACATGCAGTTGTTCAGCCTGCGCCTGTTTACGAGTGATAATATTCATGGTTAATTTACCCCGAGACGTAGGCCAAGCGGTTCAAAAAACGCCGGCACGCATTGGTGCTGTACCCATTTGGCGAATGTCTCACGTTGTTCGGCCGTCGCAGTAATAGGAACTTGCACTAACAATCCACATGCGCGTGGACTGCCGTCAGGCATTTTTGACCCGCGCGCTATTTTCCAAGTACCTTTGTAGGAACCGTTGACGCATTTCGAACACCCGCCCGTGGACGTATAGCGCTCGCAGTCATGCCCGTTTTTGCACGGGCGGCCCGTGTAAAACCGAGTGCGCGCTAGCGCAAACGCTTGTTTTCTAGTGATAATTTCCATAAAGCCTCAAATGTTACCGTGACCGCTAAAACAGGGGGTTGACTATGTAACCCGTCAATTCCTAAGCGATAATACTAAGGTCTACACAGTCTGTCTAGTCTATTATTATTATTCGCACGTGAAGAGATAGAGATTAGTGATAGTAGTTAGGAATTGACGGGTTACATAGTCAACCCCCTGTTTTAGCGGTCACGGTAACATTTTGGTTTTGTACTCTCGTGGACGTAGCTTGCGGCTTGTACAGCGTTTCAAGTAACGTACCACTATGGACGCGCTACCCAACACCACGGCAGGCCCGCCCGCGCTGCCGCCCCTCGCCCCGTCGCTAACCCGGCGGCAAGAGGCGTACGCCCGGTGCGTGGCTAGCGGCTTGTCGTACGCCGAGGCGTTCCGGCAAGCGGGCTGCGTGGCTAGCACGTCGGGCTCGCAGTCGGCGCAAATTGCCATACTCAACCGCACGCCGCACGTGCGCGCTCGCATCAACGAGTTGCGGGCCCGCGCCGACGAGGACACGGTCAGCACGATTGCCGAGCGCATGGCGTGGCTACGGCTCATTGTGCAGGCCAACCCCGAGGAGCTTGCGCGCGTGGTGCATGACCCATGCGACCTATGTTGGCCCGAGGCCGAGGTTGCCCGGGCGTTCGCTGCGCACTTCACGCCCTGCGAGCTTGTCGAGGAGCGGCCCGGGCTGCCTGATACCAAGCGCCCCCGCCACGACTGCGAGCGTTGCCGCGGCTCGGGTTATGCCCGTGTGGTGCTCACGCCAACCGACGAGTTGAGCCCCGCGGCCCGCGCGCTGTACAAGGGCGCGGAACAGAACGAAAAGGGCGTAATCAAAATCTTGATGCACGACCAAGTCGCCGCGGCTGAAATGCTCAACAAGCTACAGAGCGCCTACGTCACGCGGTCGCTCAACATCAACGCCAACATGGCGATACAGGCCGCGCGCGATGCGAACCCCGCCGACGCGCTCAAGCTGTTTGAAGCGTTCGACGTAACGCCGGGCTCGTAATATGACAGCCGTGTCAGTTGCCGAGATTGCCCGCACGCCGCCCACGAGCAACGAGATAGCCGACCGCGCGTACCGGGCCATGCTCAAGCCGCCCAAGGCTCGGATTATGTTCGAGCGCGTATTGTCGCTATCGGGCACGGCGCGCCAAGTCGCATGGTTCGCCCTCGACCGCGACGAGCAAGCCGAGTGCAACGTATACACGGCCCGCCGGCTCGAACTGCGCGACGTGTACGGTGAGCAAGCCGAGCAAATGCACGAGCGCGAGGACCGCCTCGCATGGCTGCGGGCCGACGAGCCGAACGTCAAGGCGGCCGAAAAGATCGCATGGGTTAAGCGTTACTATGGGCGCGACGGCCACACGCTCGGCGATTTCATCAACGATTGGGGCATGACGATTGACCCGCGGCTTGTCGATGTAGGCCGCAACCCGGTCATGGCGTTCGCGCTCTTTCCCAAACAACGGGAAATGGTCGCTTGGATTATGGGCTGCCTCGCCGATCGCAAGCCCGGCGTCGTCGTAAAAAGTCGAGACGTGGGCGCCTCGTGGGTCACAATGGCGTTGCTGTGCGCGCTATGCATATTCCGCACGGGGTTCGCGGCCGGCGTAGGCAGCGCGGTCGAAATCAAGATTGACCGCAGCGGCGACCCTGATACGCTGTTCTACAAAATCCGATCGTTCCTTGAGCATCTGCCGCCCGAGTTCAACGGCGGGTTCAACCTCGACCAATGCAGCGCCGACAAGCGTGTCAGTTTCCCGCTGACCGGCTCGTCTATCACAGGCGAGGCCGGCGACCAAGCGGGCCGCGGCGGCCGTAAGACCATGTACATAGTTGACGAGTCGGCGCACTTTGAGCACCCGAAAATTATCGACAAGAACCTGAGTCGTAACACCAATTGCCGCATTGACTTGTCGAGCGTCAACGGCATGAACAACTCGTTTTACATCCGCGCGCACAATCCGGCGATACGGCGCTTTGATTTCACGACGCTCGACGACCCGCGCATCACGCCCGAATTGCTCGCGAAAATGGAAAGCGAAATGGACCCCGTGACGTTCGCCCAAGAGGTTATGTGCGACTGGCGCGCGTCGCTTGAGGGCGGCATTATCCCGCACGAATGGGCCGCGGCTTGCATTGATATCGACAAGTTCCTCGGTATCGAAATGACGGGCGGCTTGCGAGCGGCGCTCGACATAGCTGACCGCGGCAACGACTTGTGCGCAATGGCCGTGGGCAAAGGCCGGCGCGTCACGCATCTATCGCAATGGTCGGGCAAGGGCAGCGACACAGGGTACAGCGTGCAGCGCGCAATGCGAATCGCCGAGGAACACGGGCTCAGCGCGTTCGACTACGACGCCGACGGCATGGGCGGCGCGGCCGTGCACAGCGACGCGCGGCTCATAAACGAGGCCCGCAGCGAAGTACAGGCCAAGCTCGTCAAGCCCACGCCGGCCGAGTACTTCGAGCATGGGCGCATCGCGACGCACCCGTACCGCGGATCCGAGGCCGTCGTGCGCCCCGAGGCGGTCGTGCCCGGCACCAAGCGCAAGGCTAAGGACATGTTCGCCAACCGCAAGGCGCAGACGTGGTACGAGGGTCGGCTCGCGTGTTACAACGCATGGCAGGCGCGCCGCGGCAAGCCGTACGACCCCGAGCGGCTGTTGTGCATCCCGGGCGACTTGCCGTTGCGTGACTTGCTCGTCAACCAACTCGCGCAGGCCACGGCAAAGGAAACGCTGACCGGCAAATTGCAGGTAGACAAGAACCCCGACGACGTGAGTAGCCCCGACTTGGCTGACGCCGTGCTCATGATGATTGCCTTGCGCAAGTCGAGCATGACCAACATGGGTGCGCTGTTGACGGCAGTGCAGGGCGGCCGGTAGACTGCAGGGCATGACTCAGATTGCATTCATTCAGCACGGCGCCACACCCGGGTACGTCAATATCCGATACGAGGGCGACAATATCGTCGTGACCGTGCGCGAGGCCAGCGACGGCAGCAACACAGGTAAGTGTGTGTCGCTCACGCTCTGCCGCGCCGATTATCTGTTGTGGGCCGAGGAAATCGCCAAGGACTACGCGAGGCATGCGACGTGCTGAAAAAGCTTACCGCCGCGCTCAATCCGTTTTTCACCAAGCGTGCCGACCACGAGGATCCGGGCGCAATGCCGGCGTCGCAGCCCGCCAAGCACCCGCATTCGTTCTCGTGTGCGTGCGCAGCCTGCGAGGCCGAGACTGACCGATTGACCCGGCTGCGGCTCAAGGCGCAGGGCGCATGAGTCATCGCAACCTATCGGCTTTCACGCTGCCGCAAGGCTCAATGCCGGCGTATGTCAGCGTTAATTTTACCCCGGCTACCGTCGAGCCCGTGTGTAGCGCGTACGTCACGATTGACGTTCGAGGACATGCTCGCGAACAAGTCAGCGGCCACATGCACGAGGGGCCAACGGCTCGCATCGTCATGACGCCCGACGAGTTCCGCGCGTTCCTGCGCGATACGGTCGCACGGGCATACGCCGAGGGCTTGCTGTAGGCGCCCCCGTTTGATATCTTGGCGTCGGTTCCGCGGTATTCCCTCAAATCCGGCGCGCTTGAGTCGCGTTTCGGGTTGGCGTTCTCAACTCCCGCCGTGGTGGCCCGAAACGCGCTCAGGCTGCGTTAAATCGTCGAGCGGATATATCCCGAAATATCGCCGACAGGCCATAGCGCGCCGCCCTCGAACTGCCGTAACTTCGCGTATCCGCGCTCGCGGTCATTGAGCCAATCGGCCAATGCGTACGCCTCGTCCTGCGTGTAGCCGCGGTCCTTGTGCGTCGAGTTGAACCGCCGACCGCTCGACGGCAAGCCGGTTCGAGT